ATGAAGAACTACGTGCAGGACGGTGAGAACCTTACGGTGACCGCACCGTACGCCCTCCCCAGCGGCGGCGGCTGCAAGGTCGGTCTGATCTTCGGCGTCGCGACCACCGACGCCGCCATTGGCGCGGCGGTCGAGCTGCAGCTCGAGGGCGTCGTCGACCTGACCGCTCTCGGCACCGACACCGGAATTCCCGGCGACGTGATTTACTGGGATGACGCGAATAAGCGGCTGACGACGACGTCGGCCGGCAACACCAAGGTCGGCGTCCTGACTGCGGCAAAGGCGAACGGCGCCACGAGCGCGCGCGTGCGTCTGAACGCCAACTTCTGATCAGGTAGTCCCCGTGCCGCCGTCGATCGACGCCACTGCAGCAGCGGAACTCCGCATGGGAGCTTCGCTGCTGAAGTGCCTGGCGAATGCGGCGGCACAGATCGACGGCGGTCAGCCGATCGACGTGATCTTCGACGATCCGCCGATCGATGCGGCATTCGGCGGTGCGGGCATGCAGGCGCGGCGTCCGCGCCTGACCTGCTCGATCGCGGATGCCGCCGACGCCGGCGAGGGCGCGGCGGTCATGCTGACCTTCCGAGGCGTGCAGACCGACTACACGGTCGCGGAACGTGATTCGGACGACCACCAGGCCGGCCACGCCGTGCTCTACCTGGCAAGGAGCTGAATGGCCGCGCTGCTCGCCCATTCCACCGTCGTCGGTGCGTTCGTCGCCACGCTGAGAGCCGCCGCGACGTTGACGGACGTGCCCATCATGCGATCCCGCGTCAGGGCGATCAGCGACCAGGTGACGCGGGCCGTCTGTGTCCGCCCGACAACTTCGGATCCGAGCGGCGGCGTGATCCTCGGGCATCCGATCGACTGGTCGACCGCCATCCAGGTCGAGTGCTACGCCCGCGGCGACGCGTCGCAGGCGGCGGATGAGGCCTGCGGCGCGCTGCTGCTGATCGTTGCAGACGCGCTGGCGGTCGATCCTTCCCTCGGCGGCGCGCTTGACGACATCGGCGACCCAACGCTCGCCTGGGCGCTCGACGAGGCCGATACGACGCTGGGCTGCCTCGTCGCCACCTATCCCGTGACCCACCGCACCGCCTACCGTAGCTTGGCGGCGCCGACCTGACAGGACCACCATGACTGAAGACCAGACGCCGGCGCCGAAGGCGCTCGAGCCCACCGAAGGCGGCAGCTATGTGCGCGATCCGGAAACGGGCGCGCTGACCCGCGCCGAGTCGGAGACGCCCGCCTCCGAACCCGCAGCCGACGCGCCGCCGGCGGCCGGCTGAACCTGCGCATCTCACCGGAGCCTGACCCATGCCCCGTTTCGTACGCAATACAGCGATCCTCGCGAAGATCGAGACGACCTACAACACCGATCCGACGCCGACTGGCTCGGCCAACGCGCTGTTGGTCAGCAACTTGTCGACCAACCCGCTCAACGCGAACAACGTCGATCGGGATCTGGTGCGGCCGTACTTCGGCGCGTCCGAGCAGCTGCTCGGCACCTACAACGTCGAGATGGGGTTCGACATCGAGCTTACTGGGTCGGGAGTGGCCGGCACCGCGCCGCTCTGGGGGCCGTTGATCCGCGCATGTTCGTTCGCGGAGGTGCTGACAGCGACCACGCGTGTCGACTACACGCCGATCACCTCCAATCAGGAATCGGTCACGATCTACTGGTACGACGACGGTGTGCTGCAAGTGGCGACCGGTTGCCGCGGCACGATGACGCTCGCCATGAAGTCCGGCGAGCGGCCGGTGATGAGCTTCAAATTCACCGGCCTGGTCGGGGCGATGTCCGCGGTCGCCAACCCGAGCATCACGCTCACCGGCTGGAAGACGCCGCAGATCCCGACGGACGCCAACACGATGGACCTCACGTACGGTGGGGCGGTGTCTCCCACCGGCGCGCCGGCGATCACGGGCGGGACCTCGTATCCGAGCACCGGCCTCGATCTCGACATCGGCAACACCGTGACGCATACGCCGCTGATCGGCGGCGAGACCGTCGACGTGACCGACCGCCAGGCAAGCGGCAAGGTGCAGCTCGATCTCACGGCGGCGCAGGAAGTGAGCTTCCTCAGCACCGTCAAGCTCGCGACGCTTGGGGCACTCAGCATGCTGCACGGCACCGTCGCAGGTCAGAAGGTGCTGGTGCATGTCGCCAGCGCCCAGCTCTTCAACCCGAGCAAGGCCGAGCTCAACGGTCGCCGAATGATCGGCTACGACCTGCGCGCGGTGCCGACGCCTGGCGGCAGCGGCAACGACGAACTGCGCATCGTCACCAGCTTCTGAAGGTCAACGAAACGATGTTCACTCTTGCGAAAAGCCCGTCCTACTGGTGGCCCGTCGTCGTCGTGGTTCCGGGCGACGATGGCCAGGTGATCACATCGCAGTTCGACGGCCTGTTCAAGCGCCTCTCCCCAAGCGAGCACGAAGCGCAGGTGTCGAAGATCCGCGCTGCGACGCCCGAGCAGCCGTACGGTGACGTACAGATGGCGCGCGACCTGATGGAGGGTTGGCGCGGCGTCGTGGCAAGGGACGGCGGCGAGATCCAGTTCACCGACGGCACCTTCGGCCAACTGCTCGACCTGCCGGGAGCGGCCACAGCGATCGTCAAGGCCTACAACGGCAGCCTGCGCAAGGCCGCAGAAAAAAACTGACGGGGGCGGGCCAGACGTGGGCACGCGGCGGCCAGGTCTTCGACGAGACCCCGCTGCAGGCGCTCCGAGCGCTTGGCGCGCCCGAAACCTTCATCGCGGAGCAGCACGCGGCGCTGCTCGAACGAAATCAGCGACTGCTGTACGAGGTATGGCCGGAGCACTGGCATGCGGTCCAAGTGTTCCGCGACATGCGCACGCAATGGAACTCGGTGCAGGGCCTGGGGGGAGTCCATGCGGTGGGCTTGCGATACGAGGCGCTGCCGGTAGTGATTCGCGCGCATCGATCGAACCCTCATGCCCAGCCCTACGAAGAGCTTTTCGCACAGCTTCGCTGCCTAGAAGACGCGGCACTCAGAGTGATGCGCACCAGGTGATGGAACATGGCTGACCAAACCCGCACGTTTCTCGTCCTGCTGCAAGGGGACAACAGCTCCCTGGTTAAGGCCTCGCAAGGCGGTGCTGCCGCCCTGAAGGGCGCCTCAGACGGCGCGGACGAGTTCGTGCGCGCGCAGCAGGCGCAGCAGGCGTCGACGAAGCTGACGGCCTACCAGACGCAGCAGCTCACCTATCAGCTGAACGACTTTTTTGTGCAAGTCGCGAGCGGCAGCAGCCCGCTGACGGCGCTCATCCAGCAAGGCTCCCAGCTCACCGGTACGTTCGGTGGTGTACGCGGCGCAGTCGGTGCGGTTCTGTCGCTCTTCACGCCATTGCGCATCGCCGTGGGCGGTGCCGCTGCAATCCTTGGAGTACTTGGTGTTGCGGCGTACGAGGGCGCGCAGCAGCTCGCCGCCCTGCAGAAGGTGGAGCAGCTCTCGGGCAACATAGCCGGCGCGACCGCCGACAGCTTCGATGCATCGGCGAAATCGATCGAACGGTTCGGCGGCGGCACGATCACGCAGGCACGTGCGGCGTTCCTGAGCCTCGTTCAAAGTGGCCAGGTCACTGAGACGGCGATCGACAGCGTGGGCGCCGCGGTCGTGCGCATGGCGAATTCGACCGGCGAATCCGTCGATGGAGTGGCGAAGGATTGGGTCGGGATGACCTCGGATGTGGCGGCCGGTGCCGCCAAGCTCAACAGGCAGTACAACTTCTTGACCGCGGCGCAGTACGACTACATCCGAGCCTTGCAGGCCGAGGGACAGACGCAGCAGGCGTTGAAATACACGGCCGATAAGTACAACGAGGCGAAATCCAAGCAGATCAGCAACCTGGGGACGATCGAACGCCTGCTGCAATCTGGCAAGAAGGCGTGGTCAGACTGGTGGGACTCGGCACTCGCCCTCGGTCGTGAGCCGACGATCGCCGAGCGCGTTGCGCAGGCGCAGCAGCTCGCAGACCTCGCATCGAAGTCGGTTCTCGACCCCAACGACACCGGTGCGTATTTCGGGCGACCGCGCGCGTCGGATGCCTCTCGTCGCGACAATGCACAGGAGATCCTGCGTCTCGCTAAGCAGTCCCAAGGTGCTCAAGCTGACAGCGCTGCTGCTGCTGCCGCTGCCGCCGAGAAAAACCAGCAGGAGATCCTGCAACGCTCGGCGGACTATCAGGCTGCGCTGACCGCGATCGCGATGGCGGGTTCCGAGCAGCGATTGGCCTTCGCTCAAGCCAGCGCGGCGAAGGAGCTAGACGCGCTCGATCAGTCGTACGCGACGGCCAATATCAGCATCGCGGGCTATGCAAAGGCCCGCTTCGCGATCGAAAGCCAGGAGATTCGTGCCGAGATGGCGCTGGTCGACGACCAGATCGCCCAGGAGAAGAAGCGTCAGCCGGACGGCCAGGCCGATAGCCTCCAGCAGCGCGCTCGGCTTCTCGCCCTCGACACCCAGCGATTCAACGTGCAACAGAAGCTCGTGCAGCTGCAGGTGCAGTATCGCAAGGGCGAGTTGATTCCCGGTGACCTGCGCACCTCCGAAGCTCCAACAGCTGCACAGCAGTTCAGCGCTTTCGAGCATGCGCAGTCGGCAGCTGCGGAGCAAGGGATTCTGGAGCGCAGCGCCGCGGCTGCGCAGGCCTACACCGACCTCATCGACCAGAACAAGCAGACGAGTGCCGCTTTGATCCTGGACGACCAGACCCGCGGCCAGGCGCAGATCGCCTTGGACACGGAGACCCTTCGCAAGCGCTTGGAGTTGGAAACGCTGAGCGCACAGGACCGTCAAGCCGCTGAGAGCGCGCTCGCGGACTACGTCGCGCTTCGAAATCAGCAGCTGACCGAGCAGCTCAAGCCCGAGTGGCAAAAGCAGCTCGATGGCTGGAAGGACACCGTCAAGCTCATGCGCGACGCGTCCGACGAGTTCATGCAGGGCTTCATCGATCAGGGCCGCGACATGTGGGTCGAGTTCGGCAAGACAGGCAAGCTGTCCGTGACGAGCCTGCTGGACTTCGTTCGCACCGAGTTCCTGAAGCTCACGTACAACCAACTGATCGCACCGGCGGCGGCGAGTTTCGGCCAGTCGCTCTTCGGAGCCATCACCGGATCCCTCGGTAGCCTATTGGGTGGTGGATCGGGGCTGTCCATCGATCCGTCGGGCGCAGGCCTGACTGCCGGCGGCCCGAGTCTGGTCGAGCTCGGCCTCGGCGGCGGTCGAGCCGGCGGCGGCGGTGTCGATCCCTACACGACCTACCTGGTTGGGGAGGAGGGCCCGGAGCTGCTCCGCATGGGCGGCCGCGGCGGCACGGTGATTCCGAACAAGGCGATCGGCGGTGGCGACATGCACCTCACGATCGCGCCCGTCTTCAACGGCGGTGTCTCCCGCAACGAGCTGGTGAACGGCATGAACCTCGCAACCGATGCGGCTGTTGCTCGCATCCGCGACGCGCGTCGCCGCGGCGATCGGACGGTCGGATGAATTACGACTGGCCCGTCTATGGCTCCGACAAGGCGTTCTGGCCTGCCTCGGTCGAGCCGCACCAGACGCACAACAATCGAGTGTCGGTGAGCCCACTCAGCGGCGACGTGCAAACCGGCAGTGTGCCGGGCTCGTACTGGGGCTGGACGTTCAACTTCTCCGAACAGTTCTGGGACGAACGTGCGCGGCTCTGGGCCTTCCTTTCGCGCCTGGAGGGCCAAAAGAACCGAGCCCGGATCTTCGACCCACATCAGCCGCGCCCCGCCGGCTCGATCAGCCTGGCGGGGGTTACTGCAGCCGCGGCAGCGCAGTTCGCGACCTCGATCGCGCTGCGCAACTGCGGCGCCGGCAAGACGCTCCTACCCGGCGATTGGTTCAACGTCGGAGGCCAGCAGCTCGTGCAGACGGTCGTTGGCGGCACCGCGGACGGCTCGGGCAACCTGACCGTCGAGTTCCGCCAGCAGCTGCGCGCCGCGGTCGCCGTCGGTGCGGCGATCACGCTCGATCAGCCGAGGGCGCTCTACATCCTCACGACGCCCGACATCGGCACGGCTTACGGCCCTGGGTATCGGGCGCCGGCGTTCAGCATCACCTTTCGGGAGGTTTTTGCATGACGACGGGCCGCGCGCTCGACAGCGACTTCGCGTCGCTGATGCAGGGCGTCCACGTCGAGAGCTTCATCCTCGTCGAAATGGGCTTCGACAGCGGCACCCTCTACCTCGTGGGCCTCGCATTTCCGGTCACGTGGAACGGCAACCTTTATGCGCCCGTGATGGGCCTTGGTGCGGTCCAGTCGATCCTTGAGACCGACAGCGAGGTGCAAGGTCTGACGTTCTCCCTCTCGGCCGTCCCTGAAAGCGCGATTGCGACGGTACTTGAGGAGCCAATCCAGGGGCGCCCCGTCATCGTTCGCCAGGTCGCGTTGAAGCCGGACGGCAGCATCACCATCGACCAGAACGTCTGGCAGGGCCTGCTGGACACGATGACGATCGACGACCAGGGTCCCACCTCGACGATCACCGTGACGGCCGAGCACAAGCTCGCGGCCTGGTCCGATGCGAATCTCAGCCGCTTCAGCGACGAAGACCAGCAGGCCAAGCATCCGGGCGACCTCTTCTTCCAGTACGCCGCGCAGATGGCCGAGGCGACGATCGTATGGCCCAACAAGACGTTTTTCCGCCAGTGAAGTTTCGCCGAGTGCCTGACTGGCCTGCCGCGCTGGCCGCGCTCATCGAGCGGCGGCGCGCCGAACCCTTTTTGTGGGGTCAGCAGGACTGCGTCACTTTCGCTGCCGACGATGTGCTCGCGCTCACCGGCCAGGATGTCCTGGGTGAGCTGCGCGGTGCCTGGCGGTCGCTGGACGAGGCGGTAGCGGTGCTGCGGCGCGAGGGCGGTCTGCGCGCCGCGATCGCGCGGCGGCTGGGGGCGCCCTTGCCGACACCACGTCTCGCGCAGCGTGGGGACGTGCTGCTCGTGTCGCGGCCGCTGCTGACGGGCTGCGCCGTCGCCCGTAGGCGTCTCTTCGTCGCTGTCTGCGATGCCGATCGCTTCGTCGCGCCCGCCGAAGGTGGCCTGGTGCACGGGCCCATGCAGGCAGCACAGACCGCTTGGGGGGTGCGCTGACATGCCGGCCGCCGTACTCATCCCCATCTTGATCGACCTCGCGTCGGCCGCTGTGTGGCTGGCTGAGACCTACGGTCTGCAGCTCGCGCTGACGGCCGCGTCGGTCGTGATCGGCCGCGAACAACAGCGCCGTGCAGCCAACCGGGCCCGCGACGCCTACAACGCGAACCTCACCGATCACCAGGTGATGATCCGTTCCGCGATTGCGCCGCGCACCATCGTCTACGGGCGCGACAAGGTGAGCGGCCCGGTACCCTTTGGGTTGAGCACAGGCGCAAAGGGCGAGTATCTGCTCGTGGTCGTCGTGCTGGCGGCCCACGAGTGCGACGCGATCGAAAAGGTCTACTTCAACGAGATCGAGGTGCCGGTCGACAGCGACGGCTTCGTGCGCACGGGTCAGTTCGCCAAGACGCAGGCAAAGACGACCGTGCAGAGTGTGACGGGCACCTCGCTGACGCTGACGCACGCGCCGACCCGCATCACCGGCGTGACGAAGAGTGTCGACACCGGCGACGGAGTCGACCGCGCGGCGATCGTCCCCTCGAGCGCCTATAGCCTGTCGGGCAGTACCATCACTTTCACGTCAAGCGGCAGCTACTTCGTCAACTACGAATATGACGACAGCACCGGCACCCCGCTGGTGCGGATCCGCAAGCACCTCGGCGGCCCTGGCCAGGTCGCAGACCCAGATCTGGTCGCCGAGTCCGGTGGCAAATGGACGTCGGCACATGTCGGCGTTGGCATCTGCTACCTGTACGTCCGGCTCCAATACGACCAGGAAGTCTTCGGCCAGATCGGCGTGCCGCAGATCAGCGGCGTGGTCCGCGGCAAGAAAGTCCGCGACCCGCGCACCGGTGCCACCGCCTGGTCGGAGAACTGGGCGCTGTGCACGGGCGACTACATGCTCGACGCCGATCTCGGGATGGGTTTTGCCGTCGGCGAGCTGCCGGACGACGAGCTGACGGTGGCGGCGAACATCAGCGACGAAGACGTGGCCCTCGACCACGATGGCACGACGCAGAAGCGCTACACGCTCAACGGCTCGCTGTCGGTCGATACCGGCCGGCGCGCTGCGCTGGAAAGCCTGCTGGCGCCAGGAGCGGGCACGGCCGTGTGGGTGCAGGGGCGCTGGCTGCTGCGCGCTGGCGCCTGGCGCACGCCCGAGTGGACGCTCGACGAGTCGTGGCTCGCTGACGGGCCGCTGCAAACGTCGCCGCGGCCGGCGCGCACCGATCTTTTCAACGCGCTCACCGGCACGTATGTCGACCCGAATCAGGGCTACGCGGAGGTGGCGATGCCGGCTGTCACCAATGCCATGTACGAGACCGAAGACGGCGGCAAACGGATCTCGAAGGACGTGCAGATGCCTTACGTCCGCGACAGCTTGCGCGGGCAGCGGCTCAACAAGATCACGCTCGAGCGCGCCCGCCAGGCGCTGACGCTCAAGGCCACCTGCAACATGCGAGCCTACAACACCTTGCCGACGCAGGTCGGTACCGTGAATCTCGCGCGCTACGGCTTCGTATCGAAGGCGTTCGAGGTCACGGAGCGGGAATTCGATGTCGGGGCCAACAAGGTCGCCCTGACGCTCCGCGAGACCGCCAGCGCCGTGTGGGACTGGAACTACGGCGAAGCCACGACGACCGATCTGGCGCCGAATACTGTCCTTCCCGACCCCTTTGCGGTACCGCCCCAGCTCGCCAACTTGGCCGTCGCGACGGGCTCCGACCAGCTGCAGGTGCTGGCCGACGGCACGATCATCACACGCGGCCTGGTCAGCTGGGACGCCAGCGCTGACATCTACGTGCAGAGCGGCGGCTCGATCGAGCTACAGTGGAAACTCGACTCCGCGACCACGTGGCAGAGCGCCTCGCCGGTGTCGGGCGATTCGACGAGTGCTTACATCGGGCCGCTCGACGATCGACGCGTGACCTTGGTGCGCGTGCGGGCCGTCAGCGGCCTCGGCAAGCCCGGGCCCTGGGCGACCGTCGCGATCACGGTGATCGGCAAGACCGAGCTGCCCGACAACGTCACCGGCTTCTCGTTCACGCTGATCCCGGGCGGCGTGCAGTTCAACTGGTCGCCCGAGACCGAGGCCGACTACCTCAATACCGAACTGCACGACGAGGCGGTGTGGAACAACGCGACAGCGCCAAAGTTCAAGGGCAACGCGACCACATGGACGTGGATGAACCCGTCGCTCGGCAGCCACACCATACTCGCCAAGAATCGCGACACAAGCGGCAATCTCTCGTCGACGGCCGCCTCGGTAACGTTCACGATCGATCAGTCGATGCTGCAGCAGACGCTGACGCCGAGTGCGAACATTTCGGTCATCGGCAACACCGTGAAGAAGGTGAGCGGTACCAACGCATGGGACTCGGGCGCCTACAGCCAGGAACGCTACGCCGGCGGCTGCTACGTGTCCTTCCAGGCCGGCCAGACGAACGCCTACTTGATGTGCGGCCTGAACCAAGATGCCGAAGCGACGAGCGGATACGCGGACATCGACTACACGTGGTATCCGCAAAACGATGGCAGCCTAAGGATCTATGAGAGCGGCGCGGCCGTCGGCGGGGGGACCAACTTCGGCAGCTATGACACCGACGACGTCTTGTCCATCGTCTACGACAACGAGAGCGTCACTTACATGCTCAACGGCGTCGTCAAGCGCACCATTGCCGTTGCCGCCGGCCGGATCTTCGGGGCCGACATGTCGCTCTACAGCGTTGGCGGCCAATTGAAGAATGTCAGGTTTGGGCCGGCCGGCAGCCATGGCGCCGATGGAACTGCGTCCAAGATCCTGGTACTCGCCGCCTCGAGCCAGGTCTTCCAAATCCCTAAGAACGGCGGCGCGATCGCGCCGGCGAGCATCACCTTCACCGCAAACGGACAGGGGCTTGCCGGCACGCCGTCCTTCAGCGTCACAGCGGGAACAGCGACCCTGACGGGAAGCGGCCTGACGCGCTCGCTGACGCCGGCGTCGATGACGACCGACACCGTGACGATCACCTGCACATGGGACGGGGAGACGGATCAAATCACCGTCGTCAAGGTTCGGGAGGGCAGCGACGCCTACAACGGTCTCCTGACCAACGAGTCGGCGACGGTGGCAGCCGACGCCGTCGGCACCGTGGCCAGCTTCGCCGGCGCCGGCGGCGAGTATCGCGTGTGGCTGGGTGCGACCGAGCTGACGACCGGAGTTGTGTACAGCCTGGTCAACAGCTCCGGTGTGACGCTCTCGATCAACGCCTCGACGGGCGTCTACGCGATCACCGCGATGAGCGCTGACAACGGCACCGCGACCTTGCGCGCGACCATCGGCAGCACCGTCATCGACAAGCTCTACACGATCGCGAAGAGCCGCGCCGGCGTGAACGGGCTGGATGGATCGGACGCGAAAATCATCGTCGTTGCCTCGTCGTCCCAGCTTTTCCAGGTTGCAAAGAGCGGCACCGTATCGCCGTCGTCGATCGCGATCACTGTGGCCGGCCAGCACGTCGCGGGATCGCCAGTCTTCGCGGTCACGTCCGGCACCGCGACGCTCACCGGCTCTGGCAACAGCCGAACGCTCGCGTACGCCAACATGACGAGCGACAACGTGACCGTCACCGTCACCTGGGACGGACAAACCGACAGCGTGTCGATCGCCAAGGTGCGGGAGGGGAGCGACGCATACAACGGGCTGCTGACGAACGAGGCGGCGACCGTCTCGGCGACCGCCGGTGGCACCGTCTCGAGCTTCGCGGCCGCCGGCGGCGAGTTCCGCGTCTGGCTGGGCGCGAGCGAGCTGACGACGGGCGTCGTCTACAGCGTCGTCAGCAGCAGCGGCGTCACCATCGCGATCAACAGCTCGAGCGGCGTGTACACCGTCTCGGCCATGAGCGCCGACAGTGGCACGGCGACGCTGCGGGCGACGATCGGCAGCACGGTCATCGACAAGCTCTACACGATCGCGAAGAGTAAGGCGGGCACTGACGGCGCTGATGGTCAGACACTGACGCTGCAGGCCACCAGCTTGACGTTCAAGGTGCCGGCGAGTGGCTCGGCGACACCGTCCTCGATCACCCTGACGGCCGTCGGCCAGAATCTCGCCGGCTCGCCCACCTTCAGCGTCACCGGCGGGGCGACGCTGACGGGCAGCGGGAACACGCGCTCGCTCGCCTACGCGAACATGACCGTCGACTCGGTGACGGTCACCGTCGCATGGGGCACCCTCAGCGCCTCGCAGACGATCGTCAAGGTGCGCGACGGCTCGAACGGCAGCTCGGGCACGCAGACCGTCGTCTTTCCGTACGTGATCGCGGAGCAATTCGTCCTGCAGCCGAACACCGCGCGCGCCGAGATCCGCTTCAACTCGGACGGCACGATCTCTCGGGTAATCGGAACGACGGCGACGAACGTCGGCAACTGGTACCTGCCGACCACGACCGGCATCGGCTCGAGCCACTACCTGCGGGTGCAGCTGCTCAGCGGCGACTCCCCCGGCGCGCTCGGCTCGTGGCGCCAGATCCTCACGAACCAGTCGGCGGTGCTCAGCACGAACAACAGCGACAAGCAATGCGCGCTGGCCTTCCAGGTCGCCTCCGACAGCTCAGGCAACACGATCACCGGGCAGGGCAACGGCGAGCTGCACGTCGCCAGCGAAACCTGATCAATCCATCGAAGGAAACGTATGAAGCTTCTGATCAACAAGTCGATGACCGCAGAGAACGGCGTGGCCGTCGAGCAGCACAGCATCACGCGCATCGAGCTGTCGCCCGACCTCGAGACGCTCTACATCGACATCGAGTCGTATGCATCCGAGGATGCGCGCGTCACCGGCGCCGGGCCCGCTTGGAGCTACCGGATCGCCGCGACCGTCGCCGGGCTCACGCTTACCGGCGGGCTGCACGCCGGGATCGTGGCTGCTGTGCTCGCCGATGCGACCTTCGAGGGGGGAGAGGAAACGGCGGATGTGTCCGACGAACTGGCAACGGTCCAGGCGCGCCAGTGGGCGGCGATCAAGGCGCACCGCAATGCGATCGAGCTCAGCCCGTTTTCCTACGATTCGCACGACTACGACGGCGACGCGGTCGCGCAGCGGCGCATCATCGGTGCCGTCGCCGCGGCGCTGGTCGAGCGCGTCGAATGGCTGACGACGAGCGTCAAGGCGCTGGCGACGCACGATTCGGTGACGCTGGGTGCGGAACCGACCTTCAGCCAGACATGGACGCTGGCTGACGATACGACCGAGGACCTCGACGAAGCCGGCATGTTCGGCCTCGGGATGGCCCTGCTGGATCGCACGGCCACCGCGTTCGCAACGGCTCGCGATCTCTACGACGAAATCATGGCAGCCACGACAACCGAGGACGCAGAAGCGGTCGCCTGGCCAGGCTGACAGATAGAACAGGGCGACCGTGCACGGTGCGGGAAACACCGGGCACGGCCGCCTTCCCGCAGAGGTAGCTGCGAGTGAGCCGAGGCCCTGCTGCCACGCGTGGCGGGGCGGAGTTTATTTCGCAATGTCCGTTCCTATCGTCCCTTGGATAGGTGGAAAGCGTCGGCTCGCCGACACGCTACTGCGTCGCTTTCCTCCTCACACGTGCTACGTCGAACTCTTCGCCGGTGGCGCAGCTCTGTTCTTTCTCCGGCAGCCCGCTGAGGTCGAGGTGCTCAACGACGTCAATGGCGAGCTGATCAATCTGTATCGCGTGGTGCAGCGCCACCTGGAAGAATTCGTTCGCCAGTTCAAATGGGCGCTCAGCTCGCGAGAGGTCTTTCGATGGTTGCAGGACACGCCGCCGCACACGCTGACCGACATCCAGCGGGCGGCGAGGTTCTACTACCTGCAGCAATTTGCCTTCGGCGGCAAGGTCACAGGACAGACGTGGGGAACGGCCACGACGGCCCCTCCGCTCAACCTCCTGCGTATCGAGGAGACGCTAAGCGCAGCCCATCTCCGTCTGGCAAGCGCTTACATCGAGCACCTCGACTGGGGCCGCTGCATCGAGGTCTACGACCGGCCGCACACGCTCTTCTATGCCGACCCTCCCTACTGGAAGACGGAAGGCTATGGGGTGCCGTTCGCGTGGACTGAGTATGAAAGGCTCGCGCAGTGCATGGCGAGTCTCAAAGGCAAGGCGGTCGTCAGTCTCAACGATCACCCCGATATTCGGCGAACTTTCGGGGGCTTCGACATGGAGGTTGCCGAGATCGAGTATCAGGTCGGGGGCGGCGACCAGCGCGCGAAGCGTGGCGAGCTGATCATCTACAGCTGGGACCGCGCTCTCGACCCGCCAGGACTCTTCTGACTGTCGAAATCGTCTCAGCTTTTGCAAGACTTGAGACACGCCCGCCGCTACGGTGGCGGGCATGGCCATTTCGCAAGCAGATCTTGACGTACTCGACGCCGCGATCGTGGCGTCCGAGCTCGAAGTGCAGATGGCTGACGGCAGGCGGGTGCGCTATCGCTCGATGAGCGAGCTGATGGCCGCCCGCAGCTTCGCTGCGTCTGCACTCGCCCAGGGCAGTGGCGGCGCGACGCGCCCGACAGGCTCGTTTCGGTACGACATGATCGGCAGCCGGGACTGCTAATGGCCGGCAACGTCCTCGATCGGCTCATCGGCTGGATGGACCCGCGTGCGGGCCTGCAGCGTCACTACATGCGCGAGATGCTGTCGCGCGCCTACGAGGCGGCCAGCCCGCGAGACAAGTGGAAGCCGCGCCGCAGCGGTGCCAGCGCAGACGCCGATCACTTCGCCGATGCGGCGAAACTGCGCGCGAAGGCGCGTGCGCTCGTTCAAAACGTGCCCTACATCCGCGCGGGGATGGATTCGATGGTGGCGCAGGTCATCGGGACCGGCATCGTGCCGCGGACAGTCGGCGACAACGCCGATGCACTGAACCGCCTGTTCGACGCGTGGGTCGATGTCTGCGACGCTGACGGCCGGCTTGACTACTACGGCATGGAGGCCGCTGCGTACCGGGCGATGGAGCAGGACGGCGAAGTGCTGGTCCGGCTCCGTCCGCGCTACCTGTCGGATGGTCTCCCGGTGCCGCTCCAGCTGCAGCTGCTCGAGATCGACTGGCTCGATGCCACAAAGATCGGCGTGGTCGGCTCGAACAAGGTGATCAACGGGATCGAGTACGACGTGCTCGGGCGCAAGGTCGCCTATTGGCTGTGGAACCAGCACCCGGGCGACACCACCGTGTCACGCGGCTTCCGGCTGCAGAGCAGCCGCGTGCCCGCGTCGTCGATCATCCATCTGTACAACCCGGAGCGGCCCGGGCAGGGCAGGGGCTTTACCCGCCTGGCGCCGGTGATCGCGCGAACGCGCGATCTCAGCCTTTACGAGGATGCGGAGCAGGCGCGAAAGAACCTCGAGGCGCGTTTGTCAGTGCTCGTCTCCGGCGATGCCTCACAGATGGTGAACCCTTCGAGCTTGGGCGGCACCGCGGATGCCTCGAACGCCAAGCAGACGGGCGATCTCGGCCAGCTCGCGAGCGGAAGCATCACGCAGCTGCCGCCTGGCATGACGAATCTGCAGGTCGTTGAGCCGAAGGCCGCGCCCGGCTATTCCGAGTACGTGAAGCAGCAGCTGCACCTGATCGCCGCCGGCTGCGGCTGGTCCTACGAAATGATGACCGGCGACATGACGGAGGTGAACTTCTCCTCGGCACGGGTCCGCCAGAACGATCTGCGGCGGCAGTGGGAGCAGATCCAGTGGTTGACCTTCGTGCCGAAGTACGTCAAGCCGATCCATCGTGCCTTCGTCGACGCCGCTGTGCTCATGCGGACCGTCACCAAGCCGAACTATGCGCTGCGCTGCAGCCCGCCGAAATGGTCCTACGTCGATCCGGCGAAGGAAGTCACCGCCGAGCTCGCTGGCGTGGCCGGTGGCTTCACGTCGATCAGCCAGGTGATCCGCAGCCACGGTGAAGACCCGCAGGAGGTTTTCGCAGAGCTGGCCTCCGACATCGAAAAGCTCAAGGGCCTCGGCGTGCTCGACGTGCTCTTCATGCTTCAGAAGGGCCGCGTGATGGATGACCTTGCCACGCAAGCGTCCGACGACAAGCAGTCGCCAAAGGCGGCCAAGAAGCAACCTGCCTGACCGAAAGAGAACGACATGCGAAGCGCTGTCCAACGCGGCAACATCATCACCCTCGTCGCGCCCTATGACGTGAAGGCCGGCGAGGGTCTGCTGGTGGGCGAGATCTTCGGCATCGCCACGGCCGACGCAGCCGCCGGCACGCCGCTCGAATGCGACGTCGTTGGCGTCACCGACATCGTCTGCCAAGACGGCGATACCGGCACGCCGGGTATGCCGGCGTACTGGGACGACGACAACCGCTGGATCACGGTCGGCGGCGGGACGCCGGTCGGTCACCTCGTGGCGACGAAGACCGCTGGCTCACCGACCGCCCGTGTGCTGATGTCCGGGCCCGGCAGTTCGGGCTTCACAGCCGACGAGGTCGCCGCGATCCGCGCCAGGCTCAATGCGTCGCTGTCACCTGGCATCGGCGTTGCAATCGACGACAACGGTTCCGGCGCGCTCACGCTCTCCGCACTCATCGCCGGCACGCCGCAAAAGGATACGGTGGCGATCGCCAATGCCGTGGCGCTGACGACCGCCGTGAAGGCCGATGTGAGCGTCGGCGGCACCGGCAACGGCATCGTGCTGCAGCCCGGCACATACCTCATCTTCGGCACGATCTGCTTCAACGGGACCGCGACTGCCGTGACCTACGCCGCGGGCTGGATCACGACGTCGACCGGTGCTGCGTTGCCGACGGGCGACCTGCGCACGACCTGGCTGGGTCGCGGCGCCGCGCTGCCTGCCGATTCAACCTACCCGGTGCCCTTGCAGGTCATCACGGTCACGGTGGCGACGAACCTCCGCTTGTGCGCGCAAGCGAGCTTCACCGGCGGCACGTGCCTGGCCTACGGATCTCTCTCCGCGCTGAGACTGGCCTGATGGTCGCGCATCCCGCCTTCTACGCACTGTCTTTGCCCGGCAATCAGCTGCTGCTGGATCAGCGCATTCCGGTTGTCGGTTCGCCGGGCGCGTACCACCCGCACACCGTCGACAAGTACATCCCGTCGGTACCGATCCGACAGGTGCTCTTTGTCCAGCACGGCGCCGGTGGCGACGTCAAGACGCACCTGAAGAAGCTGAAGATGTTCTCCGGCAGCACGCCGACGATGGCGAACGTCTCCTGGGGCGTGCTGGCCCACCTCGGCATCGCCGTCTACGCCATCGAAGGCTTCAACTGCGACGGCGTCTATGACGCGCAGTACAACCCGCGCGCGGTGACCGCCGTGGACGGCCAGGGTCGCAAGGTGCGCGCATGGCACAACGGAATCATGTACAGCGGCCACACGGCCCAGGGCGACCGCTCTGCGATCGTCGACTGCGTTGCGATGATCCGAACCGCGCATCAGGGCGCGCGCGTGGGCTTCTGCGGACACTCCAATGGCGCCATGTGGGGCCAGCTCGAGCTCCTCACGTACGGCAGCACGGTCTTCGACTTCTTCTGCCTTGCCTCGGGGCCGCCGGGGCTTCCGCTGGCGCTCAATCTGCCTGCCACGCCGGGCGGCATTCCGCCTGTCTACTGCATCATGGGTGACGCCGACACTGTTATCGGTGTTGTGCAAAGCGGGGGCATCAACGCGGGGGTCTACACGCAGCCGCGCGAGAAGTTCTCGGTGGCCGACGTCTATTGGCCGGCCGAGGTCGCGCCGCCTGGCGATCCGCGTGTTGGCGAGACGCAGTGGCAGGGCATCTTCCCTGCGTTCCAGCACCAGGTGGATCTCCGCAACGCCGCCAAGGGTCTGGGCGCTCAGACCGTGGGCGCCGGCGTGACGAACGGGACCGTCACGACCTACACCGCATCGGTCAGTGGTGCCAATCCCTCCGGTGCGTGCGTGCTGGACATCGTCCATGGCAGCGATCACCAGATTGACCAATTGCAGGACGTTGGCGGCCTCACCTTGATTCCGAAGTACGCGGGCTTCGGCTACGCGAATGCTGCCGGCTGAGGAGCTACATGAAGAACGCCTTTCAACGTGGGAACGTGGTCACCCTGGTCGCGCCTTATCCGGTCCGCTCCGGTGACGGAGTTCAAGTCGGAGGTCTCTTTGGAATCGCAGCCAGTGATGCACCAGCGAACGCCGCAGTCGAATGCGAGCTCGTGGGCGCGGCGCAGATCAACGCCTATCCCGATGACGTCGGTGAGATAGGTGACGCGATCTACTGGGACAACTCCAGCCGATGGGCCACGACGTCAAACAGCGGCATGGAGATCGGATACCTGCTATCGCCCAAGCGGCCAGGATCGACGACCGTCCTTGTGCGCCTCATCGGCGCGGGAGCCGGCAATTCCTTCGGAGCGTCGTCGGCTTCGGGGACATGGCAAGTGCTGCCGACGATCCTCGGTCTGGCGCTGAGCACGCCGGGATTTGGCTCCAGCGCGCCGGACCCAAAGAAGGGGTCACCGGCGATCAACTATGTTGCCGGTCTCAGCTATGCGAAGGGCGCCGTTCGAGCGAAGGGCGGAAACATCTACCAGGCGACAAATGCTGCCCCTGGGGTTGCGGGCGCATCAAGCCCTCCGACCGGCACAGGCAGCGGGATCGTCGATGGTGGGGTGATCTGGAAATATCTGCGCGCTGACCCCGACCGCTGGCTCGCAAACACAGTCTACGCGCGCGGCACCTATGTGAACAACGCGGACGCGCTCTACTACTGCATCCAGGGTGGCACGTCGGCATCCTCTGGCGGCCCGGCCGTCAACAACGTCAACATCGTCGACAACACGTGCCTCTGGAACCGGGTGACGAACCAGTTCTACGATTGCGTCAGCGGCGACGACACGAACAACGGCCAGAACCATACGGTGCCCAAGAAGACGCTGCCGCTGGTGGCGGGATCGAACATCCGCTACCTCGCCGCGGCCGGCACTGGCATCAAGCTGACCGGCTCCACCGCCCAAAACGGAATCGCCATCAATGGTCCGGCCATCATCCTGACGGTGTGGGATCGCGCAACGGGCAATGAAAACGTCGCGCAAAAAAACCCCTTCACGGAGGGCTGCAAAGGCAACTGGTACACCGCCGCCGATCTCGCGAACTACTTCACCTACGAAGGCAACAGTCTCGACGTTGGTCTGTACCTCGGCACCAACGGGCAGGGGGTCGTCAGCGTGATGCAGGCGGACCCACCACTGGTACGCGGATGGCGCGTCAAAGGGTTCGGGTACGGCGGCATCGTGGCAAAGAACGGTTGCGCGATGCGAATCGAGGACTGCATCGTCGTCGACAACCAGAGGATCTCGAACCCGGCCGCGCCATTTGGTGGTTGCGGGATCAAGTTCGAGGGAACGTCTGCCGGCCTGGGCGCACCGCCCGGGACATGCCAGGTCGTTCGGTGCTGGGTCTCAGGCTCTGGCGAGGACGAGATCTGGGCGGCCGACGCGCCGGAGTGCGCAAGGGCGCCCGTCTTCAGGGACACGTGCATCCGCCACTACGGCGCGCAGCAGAAGTTCAACACACAGCACAGCGATGGCATCCAACTCGGCACGTACCCGGGTGACTTCGTCTGCCAGCGCGTGATCATTGAGCACCAACTCGCGCAGAACTTCCCGCTGGACCCGACCGGCGGCAGCGGCAACTACGTCGTTGGATCAGCCTTCCTGGCAGTCGCCCCGGCCGGCACGGTCGCCACGGGCGGCAACCTGACCGACTGCATCCTGATCAGCGACACCCTGCTGTTCAACCTGCAGGCGCAGGCGGGCGTCGCGTTGAACCGCGTGGTCGGATATCACAACTACAACGCCGACACGGCCCAGTCGCTGCCGCCATCGGGTGGCGTGTTCGCCGGCGTGGCCTACACCGAGACCGGTTGCCGCTGGGTGACCGGTGTACTGCCGCCTGGCTTTGGCGTGAGATACGCGGCAGGCGGCGTGACCATCAACAGCCCGGCGGGCGAGTTCATCGGCTAGAGCAAAGGCGAACGGAGTCGGATGAACGAAGAGATTCAACAGCCAGTCATCAGCGTGGTTGTGGCCGCCGCGAAGGACCCGCTGAGTTACCCGCTGAAGCAATGGGCGCTGGTGCTCGGTCTGGCGCTCTTTGGCGGTATCGCGAGTTGGTGGGCGAAGGTGCGCAAAGGGACCGTCGCGTTCCACAACCTGCAGGCTTTGATCGGCGAATTGACCATCTCCGCGTTCGCTGGCGTGATGGTGTTCCTGATCTGCGAGTACATGAACCTGGCGCCTACGCTGACAGCCGCGATCGTCGGCATGGCCGGGCACATGGGCAACCGCGCGATCAGCTTCGTGGAGCGCCGGTTGTCGACGCGCATCACGAACGTGCTCGTCCCGAACGACAGCGATCACACCCCTCTCGGAAAGGACTGACGATGGATCCTGCAACGCTCGCGGTCTGCACAGGCGCAACGCTGCCGCGTGCATTGGCTTTCGCTCCGCTCATCGACCAGGCCATGGCCGAATTCGCTGTCGACGCGCCGTCGCGCCAGGCTGCGTTTCTTGCGCAGATCGGCCACGAGAGCGAAGGTCTGCACTGGCTGGTCGAGATCTGGGGTCCGACCGATGCACAGCGCCGCTACGAGGGCCGGCGCGACCTGGGCAACGTCGGACAGGGCGACGGCTATCGCTACCGCGGCCGCGGGCTCATCCAGGTCACCGGCCGCGCGAATTACCGCCAGGCCGGTCAGGCCCTCGGCCTGGACCTCGAGGGACAGCCCGAGCTGCTGGCGCAGCCGGAGCTGGCCGCGCGCAGCGCAGCCTGGTGGTGGAAACAGCACGGGTTGAACGAGCTCGCCGACGCGACTTCCGGCGATGCCGGCGCGTTCGAACGCATCACGCGCGTCATGAACGGCGGCACGAACGGGTTGGCCGATCGGATTGCTCGTTGGGATCTGGCAAAGAACGCGCTGGGGGTTGCATGAGCCTTCTCGATAACGTCCTGCCCGGCGCGGCCGCCTTGAAGGTTCTCGCCGTCTTGATTGCGCTTGGCGCGGTCACCGCCGAGTACGCCTATCAGCGTCACCAGATCGACGACGCGCGCGCGGCGCTGGCCGGCGAGCAGGCCGCGCATCAGCGAGATCTCGCGTTGGAGGCTGCCGCTGCTGCCTCTGCAAGCGAGGCGGCGCGCAGCGAGGAACAACGCCGCTCAGCGGCCATGAAGGAGATCTCCGATGAATCGATCCGCCAGGCGGACCAGGCTCGCGACGATGCTGTCACTGCCGCTGATGCTGCTGGCCGCCTGCGCCAGCGCGCCGCCGTCGTTGCCGCCGGTTGTGGTCACCACCCCGGCGATCCCGCCGCTGCCGCTCCAGGCCCGGCAGCCAGCGCCCCCGGCGATGTGCTCGCCGACGTGCTCGGCCGCCTTGGCGACGCTGCTGGACAGCTTGCTGCCGCAGCCGACCGGGCCCGGATTGCGGGCGCGGCCTGCGAAGCCAGCTACGACGCCCTGAGTCCGGCGCGCTGACCATGCTGCGCACGCAGACCCTTTGCCGCGTGGACGTGCTGCGGTGGTCACCGGCGACCACGGTCGACCCGATGCCGCCGTGGGACCTCGCCTGCGATGTCGTGTGGCGTGACGGGAGTACCGAGGTCTGGATTGAAGCGATGCGCGGCAAGCTCCGGCCGCAGTACCTGCGGGATTGGGCCGACTGGCTCCGCGCGAATGGCATTACGAAGGTCTATGCGCATCGCGTCGTCGGGCACCGTCTACCACTGTTCGAGGACGCTGGCGATCACCTCGAGCTGCGCCAGGTCGAGCGGTTCGTGGGCCGCTTCGGGTCGCATCAGGCCTCCGGCTCTGAGAAGCCGTCGGCATTGATCTCGATCGTCTCCGGCAACACGCCGAGCTGCTGAGGCGCGTCGGAGGCGCGCAGAGCGGCCAGGAAGTCTGGCCGGCACTGATCCCGGCGGACCCGGACAGTGGTTTCGTTGCTCGCGTGGCCCACGTTTGTTCCTGTATATTTATACAGCACGAACGGTAGAACCCGTTTAGCAGACGTCTGCACTCAGCAACATCCTTAAACGAGCTGATTTACAACTAGTGACACGGCGACGACACTCCCGCCCCTGGAAGGGGCATTCATGGCAACGGCAAAGACGAAGAGCTTCAAGGTGGACTTTTATGCAACAGGTTCGGATGGAGACAGAACTTCACCAGACTTCGCCGAGCTACTCGCCCGGGCAGTGGATGGCCGGACAGAGGCTTTGGCGCTCGACTCCGAGGAAGACCGTTATCAGGTAAGGTCGATCATCCCCAGTGCCAAGGGCGCAGTCGTGTTGGGTGTCTTCGGCCGGTGCAGATTCGGAGAGCAACCTGTGCAGGGGACCATGGACGGTCAGGAGTCCGACGTTGAACTAGCACCAGGCCACGGCCTAATCCAAAAAAATCACTTTATGTTTGTTTCTGCCTTGAATTTGCTGGTTTATCAACGGAACGTTGATGGCAGCCACATTTCACGGTTTCAGAGCTACGTCAGGCATGCTACGGGGCGACCCGTCGAGCTCGAGCCACTCTTGACGCGAGACTCCTACCGAAAGCTCTTGGAAGGTGGCGAAGCGAAGTGGGTCGATTTTTCGTTCAGCAAGCCCAAGGATCCGAGCATGTACGAGGGAATGGCCACAAAAAAGGCGGTCGAACTCGTCAACGAGATGGGTGGACTGAATGCTCGCATCCGAGTGAGCGTAGGACGTAGTGACCAGACATTGGTGAACCAGCTCAAGGATGCGATCGTGATGATGGCCCGAAGCGGCCAGGCCAAGGTCGCGCGGGTTAAACTTGAAGAACTAGAAGCGCCTGTGGACCTGATCGCCGAGCGCATTGTTGAGACGGCGACCGTACCGGTTCAAGAAAATGGACGTCCTTCGTCGAGAGACATCTATGCGGCTCTACAGGAGGCTAGAACCCAACGAGGTGACGACATCCGCACGTTCTTCGGCACGTGA